ATTGGTATTGTACCACGTTCAATGCAAATAATGGGAGCTTTTTATATTATAAATAGTGTAAAAAAATATTAATTAAATTATAAATTTATGATTCTAGTGGTTCGGGAACTTTCTTCGGTGGTGGTACAGGAACCGGAGAACCAGGTGGTAATTTTGGACCTTTAGCCGGTTGTTTAGGTAAGCATGGTCCCGGTCCGGAACAACCACCTCGTCTTCCACCAAAAAAAACAGGTATATATTCTGGACTTTCTCTTTCTAACACAACAACATCTTGTATGTCATCTTCTCTGGTATATAACATATATAAAATAACAAAAATTGCAACTAGTGCAATAATAGCAACTAATTCTACTAAACCAAAATGAGATTTTGTTCTTGCCATTATAAATTAATATTAGAAAAGATTTCAGTTATTTCTAATATTAAATATTTAATTTATTGTTTTCTGGATTTTCTGGATTTTCTGGATTTTCTGGATTTTTTAGTACCAACATACACTGCACCAAATTTACCCTTTTTTGTAGTATATCCTGCTTTTACTAAACGTTTTTCTTTTTTAGCGGTATTATGTTTCTTTTTTGAAACAATACGACCGTTTTTATTCATCATTAAATGTTCTTTTTTAAGACCACCAGATGTTTTATATGCAGTACCATGCCAAACTGATGCTCTGCTACCAATTAACATATCATAAGATTTGCCTTTAATATGGTATTTACCATCGGAACCTTTCATGTGTTTATGCATTTATATATAATAATTAGAAAATAAATTTTCTAGTATTTCAATTAAACTTATTATAAAATTAATTTAAAAGTTTATTTTGCTAAATTAAAAGAAATTTTTTGGTGCGGTTCCCGAACCACCAGGAGCACCAGAATATGAACCAAATATATTTAATGTTTTATATACTATAGTTGTTTTTCCTGCTACATTTCCAAATATAGTATTATTTATTTGACGTGAATAGACTATACCTGGCGATTGCATATTTCCAGGATTATTACTACTTCCACTAAATAATGATGCGTTCTTGGATTTAGGAAAACATTTTGGTGGACAACACGACATATATATTATATATATGGAATATATTGTGGTAAATTATTTTCATATGTTGAAACTTTAAATGAATCATTATATCCATCTACCGTAATTGTATCGCCACTATAAACATCATCACATCCATTTTGTGACATGCCATTTTTTCCCTTATGTATTATTGGTAATTTTAACATATTATTCTTTTCTGACATTGCATAAAAATTCCATTTATCTCTATTAGTTATTAATGGACGACCCATTAATGGTAAAATAGTTTCTTTATTTCCACCAATTCTAGTTAATATACCAACTTGCCTATAATTCGCATCATAAGATTGTGTAGGAACATTTATAGGAATTTTATTTGCAAAAGAAATATTAGAATTTGGAAATATTCTATTATCTCTTAAAGGTGCTTGATATGGATTTAATAATACATCATTTTCTATATTAGAAAATGAATAACCCGGTTGTGGATATAATCCGATTGAAGATTTATTTTTGTCTGATACATTAAAATTATATTCAACATTACTTGAAACGACTCCTTTAGCATTATAAGTATTATTCATAAATTTAGTATATCCTAAATATAATATTAATAATATAAATAATACTATAAAAACAAGTGTCATATTTTCAATACATATTACACCCGGAGGACATTTTTTTGCCATATATATTATAATACTATTATAATATTTATAATTTTAATAATTATATATCAAGTTATGAATTAACAAACAATATAATAATATATAGTGTATCTTTAATTTTGTAGTAAATTTTTCCATGATATTTCTAATTCATTTATAATATCTAAATTTATATTTTTTCTTCTCTTGTTTCTTTTGATATTACGATATTTTCATATTTTTCATATTTTTCATATTTTTCATATTTTTAATCAAGTATGGTTTTATTTTCTCCAATATTGTAATTACTTTTTTAAATGATTCATTAAATTGTTTATGTCTTTTATTATTAATTATTAAATGCTTATGATTATATATTAAATCGCAAAATAAAACGAATGCTTCAACCAGTTGATTCGTATAATACATTTTATAACCTTGTTCTAATAATTTTTCGGTTTCAATATAAACAATATTTAGATTAGTTATTTCTTTGGTTTCTCAATTACTAATATTATTTCCTTGATTTAAAATTAGTTCCATGATTTAATTATATCATAATATTTAAATTTAAAATATTATAGTACTTAAAAAAATGGTTTTAATTCTAGAGTATGATGTTTATTACTAGTATTTGTTGGTAAATTAGGAGCTATATGTATAGTACTAGCATCTCGTTTATATTTTAAATAAGCAACTGCTTCATTATATATTTGATGAACAGCATATTCTACAACAAGATCATTTAGTTTTGCAACTTGATTTGTTATATTATATGGTAAATTTTGTGTATTCTGTAAATAAATGCTTCTCATTATAATTTTTAATTCATCACAATTTTGTTGACCAATAACATATTGACTATTCGATTTATCATATACACCTTTTTTAATAGTATTTTGTAAAATTTGAATATTTTCAGCACTAAAAAATAATAAAGATAATGGTGTGTCTGTCCATGTACCACATAAACTATCTCTAAATGATACACAACTTTTTACAGGTATTTTATCAGCAAAATTAAGTTGTGTTCCAATAGGACCTAATATATCTACTCTTCCATTAGAACAATTATTCATATATATATATAGAAACTTTAAAAAAGTTTCATCAAAATAGTTTAAATAAAAAAATAGTTTAAATAAAAAAATACTTTAAATAAAAAAATACTTTAATTAAAATTATTTTGATGAAACTTTTTTAAAGTTTCTATATATATATATGAATTTTCAAACATTAACAATATTTGTTGCATCAATTATTCTTATTTTATTATTAACATTTATTGGTTATAGTTTATATAATAATCGCAAAAATCAGAAATTTCCACCTGTTATAGGAGAATGTCCTGATTATTGGATATCAAACAATAATGAGTGTAGTAATCCACATAATTTAGGAAGATGTACTGGTCCCAAAAGTTTTAATACTAAAGATTATATAGGAGAGGGAGGTAATTGTATGAAATCTAAGTGGGCAAAAAATTGTAATTTAACATGGCAAGGCATTACTAATAATCCTAATATATGCAAATTAACCGCTAAATAATAATAATAATGATTTACATATAATTTATTATTATTATATGTATATATGTTATTTACTCTTATTAAAAATCTTCCAGATGATATATTATTATTAATATGGGATAATTTAAATCCTTGTAATAAAATATTTTTAAATAAAGAATATTATTTAAAATATAATAATTATATAGATAAATTAATAAATGGAAGATATGAGAGTTATATTCGAGATATAATAAAAAAAGATTATTCATTTGTATTTAAAAAATTACTAGATAGAAATTTTATTAAATGGATTTTAATGCATAATTATAAATATGAAGATATTATTTATAAAGACTATATTCATTTTATATTATATTATTCAAGTATAAATAGATCACATTATTGTAATAATATTATAAATTTAGAATTAAAATTATTGGGACTTAAAAAAGATTGGCGTACAAATAGTAGAATAAAAAGTAATAAATGGAATCATTAAATTTAAATAGTATTTTAAAGAGAGAAAATATAGAAAATAGCATTAAAGATTTTTTAATAAATTTTGAAAATAATAAAAAAAATTTGCAAATCAAAAGAGGTATTTATATTTATGGAGCACCGGGTACAGGAAAAACTAAGTTTATATATAATTTATTAGAAGAAATGAATTATGATATTATTTATTATAGCGCAAATGATATGCGAAATAAATGTATAATAGAAACAATTTCACAATATAATATGTCATCAATCAATGTATTAAGTATTTTACAAAAAAAGAAACAAAAATTAGCGATTATTATGGATGAAATTGATGGCATGAATAATGGCGATAAAGGTGGAATAAATTCTTTAATTAAAATTATAAGATCAAAAAAAACAAAAAAACAAAAATTAGAAGAAATAGCTTATATTCCAATAATATGTATTGGTAATAATCATATTGATAAAAAAATCAAAGAATTAATAAAAGTATGTTATACTGTAGAATTATTAATGCCATCAAATAAGGAAATTATTAATATTATAAATTTAATAATGCCTAATATATGTAATGATTTACATTTATTAAATATTATAGTTGATTATATACAAAATGATTTACGTAAATTAATGTCATTATATGATTTATATAAAGCTAATCCGAATATTTTACAAAAAAATATTATTCTAAATATTTTGAAACCGAAATCATTAAATGAAGATACAAAAAATATAACTAGTAAACTTATATATAATAAATATAATATAAATGATCATAATATTATTATGAATGAAACAGATAGAACTATAGTGGGATTATTATGGCATGAAAATATTATAGAAGTTTTAAATAAATTACCTAAACAAAAAAGTATATTATTATACATTAAATTATTAAATAATATTTGTTATGCAGATTTTATAGATAGAATAATATTTCAAAAACAAATATGGCAATTAAATGAATTGAGTTCTCTTATTAAAATATTATATAATAATAATATTTATCATAATAATATTAATACTATATCAAATATTAAATCTATATTAACTAATATACGATTTACAAAAGTATTAACAAAATATAGTTCTGAATATAATAATTATATTTTTATACAAAATTTATGTCAAACATTGAATATGGATAAAAAAGATTTATTTTCTAATTTTATTAAATTAAGAGAAAATTATATATATGATGAAATATATATAATACTACAACAATATCAATTAACTATGTTAGATATAAACAGAATATATAGATATATTGACCATAATATAAATGAAGAGTAATTTAGTTTTCTATATTATTTACTCTTTTATGCCAATTTTGTATTATTTCATCATCTAATTGAATTTTATTATGTTTCATATATGCATATGGACTTTCATAAAATGCAAAATTAGAATATGAACTCTTTGAATTATTATATAAATTTCCAGTAGTATTTATAACTTTAAATAATTTTCGTTCATCTAATGTTTCAACTTTCCAAGGATATTTTGCATTTGAAACTGCATCACATATATACTGTCTATTATTATTTGAATAATAGCAGAAATTATGTCTTGTTAAATTATTATTATCATTATTATCATTATTATCATTATTATCATTATCATCATTATTATTTGAATATTGATTATCTTGATTGTTATTATATTGTTCTTGATGTTTTTGATCGGTTAAATATCCCATATAAATTGATATATATATTAATATTTATATCAATTTAAAATATGTTAATTATTTTGTAGTTGTTCAATAATTTTATTCTTATTTTGTAATTCCAATTGTAATTTATTTATAGCATCTTGTTGTTGTTTTAATATATTTACAACTTGTTGTTGTGATAAAATAGTTTGTTGTCCATTAATATCAGAGATGATTTGTCCAGGTGGTTGTTGCATCATTTGTTGTTGTTGTTGTTCTTGCATTTGTTGTTGTTGTTCTTGCATTTGTTGTTGTTGTTCTTGCATTTGTTGTTGTTGTTGTTCTTGCATTTGTCTTGCTTGATTTTCTCTTTTAATTTTTATTTCTTTTATTTGTTTTAATACATCAGGTTTCATTTCTGGACGTCCAGGTTCATAATCTTTTAGTAAATCATCTATTTGATTCATATAAAAATCTTTTAATTCAGGTTCTTTTATAAAATCATCTACAGTTTTATCAGAATCTTTTACATAATTTGATGGTCTATTATCTAATAAAGTTTTTTTATCAAATGTATTATGAATATGAGAAAACACTAATATAGTTTTTTTTGGCTCTAACTGCACAAATGGTACAGTATAATTATTTAAAAATTCTTTTTCTTCAGCTAATGCTGCATCATTATTATATGAATTATTGTCTAGTAATTTTCTTTTAAATGCAAATGTTCCTGCAGTAGCATGATTTGGGCCATATGGACCAAATTGAACCATTTGATTTATATGTTTAAAATAAATATATATTTCACTTGAACCAGAACATAAAGCAGATGGATGAGTTTGTAGCATATTTACAGCATGAGAAATTCGTGTTGGTGGATAATAATCATCATCATCCATATATACAATAATTTCTCCAATCGATTTTTTATGCATTAAATTACGCTTTTTACCTAACATCATTTTATCATTATATTTAAAATATTTAACTTGAGGAATATCTTTAACTAGATCTTCTATTTTATCAGTACCATCATCTATTATTATCCACTCAACTCGATCCTTTGGATATGATTGATGTTCAAAACATTTAATAATATACGGTATAAATGGTCTGCGATTATATGTAGGAGTACATACACTTACAAATGGATACTTTGAATTATTAGAATTATCAGAATTATTATTATTTGATTTTTTTCCATGTTTGTTTTTTTTATTAGTCATAATTAAAAATATATGATGATATATATTTAAATATGAATAATATTAATATTAGTATATTGAATTAATATATAGCCTACTAAACTTGCTAAATACAAATAATGTAATATATTAAACATTGTATCTGATAAATCTTTTTTTGCACATAAAATATATGAATAACCTAATGCGAATCCAATAATATCTTTATTTTCAATTATAATTTTTAAAATATCTTTTGCATGACCACTTATAAGCGGATAAAATGATAATCTAAAAAATAAATTAATAGGTTTATATATTGTATATAATGGATTGAAAAAAAATGAGATAAAAAATAACAAAGATAATATAAGAAATTTTGTTGTAAAAAATGTTTCGTCTCCAAATGTCAAGACAACTTCATTAATAAAAAGATTAAATAAATATAATGTGGCAGGAATTATAAATGTTCCAACTAATAATAATATTATTAATCCCAAAATAGCTATTATAAATCGATTTGAAGTTTTAGATGAAATTAATAAAGTTTTTTTTATAATATTATTAACAGTTGTATCAGTTGTTGCGGTACATCGTAATATATAGTTCATAAAATCTTGCAATGGATTAATTTCATCATCGCTGTTGAAATTTGTATATGGCCATTCAGGTCCATGTTTATCGTCTTTATTTATTTGTTTATCATCCATTCTTTCACATACTAATCTAATATTAGGTTTACCATTAGTATTGATTTTTGTATGACCATCATTATTTGATATATATTGAGGACCATATGGATATGATTGACAATCGGTTGGAAATAAATAATCAAGAATTTCTCTCTTTGTTCCAGCAGATGTAATTAAAAACATTACATTAGAATTTAGTAATATTATGATTAATAAAACAAATGATGATATAAAAAAATCTTTAAAAAAATGTATAAATTTATATTTTGGATCCAATGATAATTTATTTTTTATTGTAGGATCATTACTTTTATCATTATTAGTTCGAATACCTAATTTATTTAATAATGTTTGAATCATATAATATATAAAACTATTAAATATTTATTAAATATTCATAATTTAATGCTAAAATAACTTATGAATATTTATAAGTTATTATAAAGTTATTATAAAGTTATTAACGGGCAAATAATAATCCGGCCTGTCCCGATTCAAATGATAAAATATTATATCTCTCTTCCATAACATACAAATTATAATTATAATCATATATTCGCCATACAGGTTTATTAATACCAATTATATCACCACTTGCATCACAAATTGTATAGGTTTGTGCAGATGGGTCTAATGGTGGTAAATGTGTACTATATTCAAATTCTATATTATTAAATTTACTTAAATTTATTGCACCACTAGGCTGATATTGAAATGGATCAGTTGTTAAACAAAAATTATAACAATATAATCCTGATTTTGCATTACCAGCGGTTCTAACATATTTTTCTACATAATTTAATACACCAGCATCAAATGTATTCTCTCTTACTTTACCATCTATTTGTAATCCCCATGTTAACATAATATCTCTTTGATTCGTTGGATTATATGGTGCATTATATGAATTATTATTATTAATATCGCCACCAGATACATAAAATTGTAATTTATTAGAATAGTCCCAATTTGTATAATTTGACCACTGATTTCTTAATTTAACATCACTTCTTTGAAAATACCACATCCATGAACTAACTAATCCTGTACTATTTATTCTTGTTTTTAGATTTCCTGTTGTATTATAAAAATTCTCTTCGCGTACATCTTTTATTAAATATTTTTGCGGTTTTGATGCAAAAACTTTTACCTCGTCTTCACTTAAAAATGCATATGTACTTAATAAATGTATATTTGCATACCAATCAGTTTTTCTTATCGGATAATCATCATCTTTAGTTCCATCTAATTTAGATTTTGGAGGTGGTTGAAGAAAACGATAAAATTTATATCGTTCATCATTTTGATCGGCTTGAATACGATTTTGACTATTATCTATATCATCTAAATTTTGCACTGTAAATAATTCTTGTATTGGTCTACACGTAACTTCTATATGTAATTCATTATACTGTAAACTAACTAACGGAATTGCTAATTTACTTGATAATGTTGACCATATATTAAATGGTATATATAAATTTCTGCTAGGAATTGATGGTTGTGGACCAGCATTTTGTTGTTCTTGAGTCCATTCCGTACCAGGTGGTAAATAAGCATTTGGATAAATACCTCCGCGATTCATAAAATTTGCCGGATCATTTAATTCCGCAATATTTCCAGTCATTTCATCAAATAATTTCTTTTTTCCTTCTGAAAAATCCCTCTGTACCATATTGTAAAGATATTGACCAGTAAATTCATATATTATTTGACTTCCAATTATAAATCGTACTTTTCTTATTAATTGTGATCCTAAATTTTCTATCCACTGAAATCGATATGGTTTAGGTTTATTAGATGACGCATCTAATATAGGACTCCATATTGTAGGTAATGTTATAACAAAATATGTATCCATAAACAAATCAGCATATCTAGGTACTTTGAATCTAAAGTGTGAATCTTCAGTTAATCTTAATGTTCTTAATCCATCAAAATCTATTCTAAATTTTTGTAATCCAAAATTAGTATATTTAGCATATGTTGTTTTAAAAAAAGTTTTTGAAGGATTTCCATTAACTATAACATTTAAATTTCCATATGAGACCAGATTTAATAAACCTCCAGGCATATTATATATTATGAATAATATAATTAAGTATATTTAACTTTTTATAGTATATTATAATATATATATATCCATGGATAATGATGGTAAATTAGATAAAATAACAGATATAAAAGATAATGCTATATCTAAAATAGACAATTTTAAAGATAATATTATAGATAAAATGAGTGATTTTAATTCTGAACATTTAAATTTATCTCCTTATCTAATATTTTTATTAGTTGCAATAATAATAATAATTATTGTATTAGTCATAAAATATGGTCTAAAAAAATTATTATATGTGTTTAATCAAAATCTAATAGATCTTTTTAATTTTGAAAAAATATATATGGCGTCTTCATCATTAGTTTCTATTGTAGATAATCCAAATTATAAAAAACATGCATTATGTGATTTTTTTGTTAAAACAGCATATAATTGTTGTTGTAGTAGTAATTTTAAAGATAGTTATGTAAATTTAGGTTCTCTAGAAATTTGTATATCACAAGGTGTTAGATGTTTAGACTTTGAAATACATTCAGTTAATAATGAACCGGTTGTTGCCGCATCATCTTTAGATACATATAACAAGATGGAAACATATAATTCTCTTCCAATTCAAGATGTTTTAAATACAATTGCTAAACTTGCATTTTCAGCAAGTACATGTAGTAATTATAATGACCCTATAATTTTACATTTAAGAATCATGAATACAAATGCAAATATGTATAAAAATTTTGCGAATATTATTTCTAATTCGCAACAATTTCATTCCCTTATTTTAGGGAAAGATTATAGTAATGAATATCATGGCAAAAATTTGGGGTCAGTACCAATTCTTAATTTTAAAAGAAAAATAATTATATGTGTTAATGGATCAGATACATTTTATCGTTCGACACCATTAGATGAATATATAAATATTGTTAGTGGTCAAGCATTCATGCATTTAATTCGTTATAATGATATAAAATATAATCCGGATCAAAATCTAAGAAATTTTAATAAGAAAAATATGAGTATTGTTTTACCAAGTCCACAGGAGAAATTAGAAAATCCAAGTTTTAATTTATCTAGAGAATATGGTTGTCAATTTATTGGCATGTCTTTTCCAAATAATGATATTAATCTACAGCAATATAATCAGTTTTTTAACAATAATAAAAGTGCATTTGTATTAAAACCCGCAGTATTAAGAAATCAGTAAATAATATTAATTTAAATTTCATATTATTTTCTATCAATAATATAACATAACATGAAACAAAAATTAACTAAAAAAGATTTTAAAGAAAAAGAATTAGAAATTTTACGAAATGCGGTTGATAATGCAGAAAAAATGCAAAAGCAAAAGACAATAAATTCGCCAATTATAAAAAAAATAATTAAAATTGTAGAAGAATTTTTAAAAGATAATGAGTTATTATGCTATGGTGGGACCGCAATAAATAATATTTTACCAGAAAATGAACAATTTTATAATAAATCTATAGAAATACCTGATTACGACTTCTTCTCTCCAAATGCAGTTTCAGATGCAAAAAAATTAGCTGATATATATTTCAAAGCAGGATTTGACGAGGTAGAAGCTAAAGCTGGTATTCACACCGGTACATATAAAGTTTTTGTTAATTTTATTCCAATCGCAGATATAACACAAATTCATGAAGTATTATTTAAATCATTAAGTAAAGATTCCATTGAAGTAAATAAAATACATTATGTACCAGCAAATTTTTTACGAATGTCTGCATATTTAGAACTTTCTAGACCAGAAGGTGACATATCAAGATGGGAAAAAGTTATGAAACGATTAGTATTATTAAATAAATATTATCCTATTAAAGAGACAAATTGTAATATTGGTGATTTTATTAGACAATTTGAACAACCTGATAAAAATCTTAATCGCATATATAATATTGTAAAAAACTCTATTATTGATCAAGGATTAGTATTTTTTGGTGGATATGCAATTTATTCATATGGAAAATATTTGCCTGCAAAGAAAAGAAAATTATTATTAAAATATCCTGATTTTGATGTATTAGCATTTGACCCATTTACCGCTTCCGAAAATATTGTAAAACAACTAAATAAAGCCGGTATTAAAGATACTAAAATTTATAAAAAAACAGGTATTGGAGAAATTATATCAACACATTATGAAATACGAGTTGGAAATGAAACAGTAGCGTTTGTATATAAACCGTTAGCATGTCATAGTTATAATATAATTAAAGTTAATAATAAAGATGTGAAAATAGCAACAATTGATACTATGTTAAGTTTTTATTTAGCATTTATTTATACAAATCGTCAATACTATGATATACATAGAATCTTATGTATCGCACAATATTTATTTAATGTACAAGCAAAAAATAGATTAGAACAAATGGGAGTTCTTAAACGATTTAGTACTACTTGTTATGGTAATCAAACTACTTTGGCTAAAATTAGAAGTAGTAAAGCAAATAAATTTAAAGAATTAAAAAATCTAAAATCAAGTGAAGAATATGAAAAATATTTTTTAAGATATTTCCCCTATAAAAAAACCAGAAAAAGAAAAAAAAATAAAACTAAGAAAAATAAAACGAAGAAATAATCATATTTTATTAATTTATTATAAATTATGATTAATTTATAAGAGAGTAAGTCCTTAAACCTTGAAAAATTATCTTCTTGATTTTTTCGATTTTTTCGATTTTTTCGATTTTTTCGATTTTTTTTTTGATTTTTTTGATTTTTTTTTTTTTTTCGATTTTTTCGATTTTTTCGATTTTTTCGATTTTTTTTTCTTATTTCCACCGGGCATAATACGAACTCCTGTTTCTTGAAATTGTTTATTTGAACTTTCTATACTAAGTTCGTATAGTTTTTTTTCTGCATCTGACACATCAAGACCATTATTCTTTGCCAATTTAATTTCGCTTATTAATTCAGCTATATTATCTACCCTTGCAAGCTGAACTATACTAGCTAACTTTGTTGCTATTCTCTCTCTCTCTACTCTCTCTCGATCCTCTCTCTCTCTATTGCTATTCTGTTGTATATATGCAGCATTACTTCTAAAATCTCTAATATATAGTTTATTAAACTCGTTTCTAAAGCGCAAGAATTTAGAAATTGCATCTAGTAATAATACATCTCGCTGCGCGGGTTTGGACTCAGTATTTGCTTTTTCTAATGTTTTTTTTATAATTAAAACATCTTTGGCTAATTGCTGTTTATTTGTTTCACTGTCTATTGTCCTAGACCGGTTTAGATTTACTGCTAATTTTGAAATGTTATCTATATTTTCCTGAATTTTTGTATTATCTAAAATTTTAATACTATTTAAATCAATACCTTTATAAATTGTTCCACCCTTTCTTTTTCTAGAAGTTTTATTTTTTTTATTTTTCCCAATAGTTATACTCATATATAATATAATAATATAATAATTAATTTATACGAAGAGAGAAATATTGTAAATTAATAAAAATAATAAAATACTAAAATAAAATAATAGAAATAATAATATAAATTAATATTTCTATAAATATAAATATAAATATAAATATAAATATTAATGACATCTATTCAAAATGATAATAATAATCGCCCTTCTTGGACAACATATTTTTGTAATCTAGTTAATTTAACTGCTGAAAGATCTAGTTGTCATCGATTACATGTAGGTTGTTGTTTAGTTTTAAATAATCGAGTAGTAGCCCAAGGTTATAATGGACATTTACCGGAATGTCCACATGAATCTATTATAGAAAATGATCATGAAATTGCAACTATTCATGCAGAACAAAACGCATTAATTGATTGTGCAAAACGAGGTGTATCTTGTAATAATTGCATAGCATATATAACACATTTTCCATGTGTTAATTGTGCGAAATTATTATTAGCTGCTGGTATAAAAAAAATATATTATATCAATGATTATAAAAATTCTGATATAGTAAAAAAATTTTGCAATCAAATGAAATGTGATTTAATTAAAATAGAAAATTATGATATTAATATTAATAATAATAAATGTAATAATACAAATTGTCCAAAACTAAATAATTTACCTGATTTACCTGATTTACCTGATTTACCTAGTTATTCTTAATAATAATATATTTAAAAATTTTTTAGAGAAATTAGTCCTTTATGCATTCCATAATATAATCCACCAAATATTATACTATTAAAAACATATCCATAAAAATTTGGATTACCATCATTATTAAATAAAGAAGGAAGAAAAGAGAAAATATGTTTTCTAATAACAGGGAGTTGAAATATAAAATATAAAATAGATACTATTATAGGTATTTGTAATTGTTCATAAATATAATCTAAATTATCTGCTTGATTATTTTTTCTTATATTATTTTTTAAAATTTCTTCTTTATCTAAAATATCACCTATATAATCATTACTTTTGTTTGGTATATGATTCGGTTTTGTCTCAATATCTTGTTGCATATGAATTGTATTTTGTGGAATATCCCTCGATGGTAATGCGGTTGCTCCAGACGAACCAATATCTTTTAATGTAGCATTTAGTTGAGAACCATAATCTAATTGTTGAATCATCGGGTCTACAGAGCGTTCAGCATTTAATTGTTGTCCATAATTCTCAATTTTAATATTTTGAGTTTCATTTACATTAGATTGTATTTGTTGAGGTAAACCATTATTACTAAATTGAGCGGTTTGATTATTACTAGATGATATTTGTGGATTTACTGGAAGTTGATCTATTGAAGTGGTACCATTTTCGGCCATAATATATTTAATTTCATTAAATATATTATTTGATTACGCAAAATAATTAAATATCTATAATCGTATTTTGTGATTTTGCTGGATCGGCATTATCAACATTATTACATGATACAGATGATTCAGTATATTTATAACATTTATTATTATGCTTAAATATTTTATTTTTAATAGTTTTTAATGATGGTGCTTTAAATACTAAACAATCTCTAGAAGAACATGCTTTGCGAAATAATGTTGCTAAACCTAAACCTAATAAAATAGAAAAAACATATTTACCTCTAGTACTATTAACAAATTCTTTTAATGCAAATTTCATATAATATTATATATTATATTATATTATATTTATTCTTGCATAGGTATTGAATGTATTTTACTTGTATCTTTTGGGCATTTTACATTTATTGAATTAAATTTAAAACAATTATTGGCTTTATCTCTATATTGTATATTTTCTGTATTATCTGGACTTGGATATACATAAATTGTAGTAGGCCTAGGTTGATAAATATATACAACTAATAATCCAATTGCTAAACTAATCATAAATATACGAAAATCTATAAACTTATGTATCATATTATATTATATTAACTGTCTATATAAAATATAAATTACATATTAATATTTAATTTATATTTTATATGCTAATATTTTATTTTTTACAGAATCAATAGGAACTTGTAATTGTAAAGGAGTATAGTTGTGTTGAATCAAATTAACTGTTTCATCATCATTAACTTCAATATAATTTTCTATATATTCTAATTTTTGTATTTTTTCCGCAGTATCTTTAATATTATGTAAATATATATCGATAGCATCTTTTAATGTATCTAATTCTTTAGTCTCTTCAAATTTAGTAATTAATTCATTAAAATTTTGAATATAAATAAGCAAATCTTGCTTTTTTTGCATAGCTTCATCATTTATTAATGTTATATTTTGATATTGATCATATATTTTTTTATATTTTTTTACTTCATTAACTAAAGATATTTTTAATTTATTAAATTCAGCAATAGTAGTAGCTTCATTAACAAAACCAAATAATAAATTTAATTTGGTATTAATAGTTGCTAGTTTATTTGTATTAATATTTTTATTTATTATATTCATTTCGGATAATATATTTCTATATTTTGCTTTTTGTAATTGAATATCTAAATTACAAGGTTGTTCAGTAGAACCACATTTTGCAATTAAAAAATTACCATCTTGTTTAAAAATGGTACCTCCATCTTTGCCACATATAATACATTTCTTTTTAAATTCTTCATATTTTATTTGTTTTTCTTTTTTTGATAAACTTGAATTTCTTCTTAATTTAGAAACAACATTATCAATTGTAGATTGATAATTATTTTTTAATTTATAATAATTATTCAATGCAGTATTAAATTGTGTTATTTCTTCTAAACTCATTATATATAATAGATTAATATATAATATATATGTTTAAATGTAGTTAAGTAAAACATATAACTTAAATAATTTATCAAGTATTTTTATGATATACTCTTTGTTGGCCAATATTATTTTCATTATTTAATTTGTTTAAAAATTCTATATATTCACGATCTAAATCTTCAACAGAAACCGTATCTTTCATATTAATAATATAATAATATGCTAATATAGATAATAATAAACCAATTGATATTGCCAAACCAAGTAAAAGTAATTTCATTATAAATATTAATAATATTAAAACTTCCTAAATTTATATATGTTTATAATAAATTTTTTTAATAAAATAATGTATTAATGGAACATACAATACCTAATTTAACAGAATTTAAAACAAAATATTATATAAATACTTCATTAAAAGAAGTTCGTAAATTTAAAGACAAATACATTACTATATTTGTTAATATATTTTTATTTTTATTATTTATTGGAGTAGTCGGTAGTTTATTATTATATAAATATAAAGGTAAGCCTGGTTATGAAGAATTAAAACAAAAAGAACACCAAAAAAAATTATATCTTTTTCAAAAATTACAAAAATACTCATATGATAAACAAAAAGAAAGTCAACGTTTAATAACTAATTTACCAATTCTATAAATATTATCATTATTAATATATAATGACATTTAAACCAATATTTGATTTACGTTCTACTACAATACGAAAATCTTTTATTTTAAATGCAATTGTTTTAGCATTAATTGCAACTCTATCAATCGAATTACGGCGATATTTAGATATTAGAAAAGAAACAAAAAGATTAACAATATTAACTAAAATATGGATTACATTATTAGGAACATTTGTAATTGGTTTAATTATTTATATTTTAATAAGATTTATATTTGGATTTGGAGAGGGAATGCTTGCAACTCCACCATTTTCAAAAATATTATTTTAATTTAACATAAACAATATAATATAGATAAATATGATATAATAGCAATTACAATAACAAATAACCACATTGGTAATATTGTAGTATTTGACTTTCCTAAACCAAAATTTCGTAATAATCCAGTTTTATTAAAGATAAAATGTGGTTTTACATAGATAAATATAACAAATATCGCTAAAAATAATGCTATAGATGCACTTATATTATTATTTTTTACAAATGTTTTATACATATTATATTATATATATTTAATTATAATATGAAAAATAATTTTAAATTATAAATATTTTTAATTATAAATATTTTTAATTATAAATTATTTTTCATAATTAAATATAATGAATTCTTTTAATGTAGGTGATTTTATTACTACATCAAGATCTAAAAAACCCAGTTTCATTATTAGTAAAATTAAGAATGAATTATTAGTTTCTATTCATGAATATAATGGCGATTATCTATGGATTAATATAAATAATTCAGTTAGAGTAAATCTTACCTTAGATAGAGAATTATCAATACTAGGAAATTTTGGTTCATGGTTTTATGACCAACATAAATTACTTTATCAAGAAAAAATAATTTTATTAATAACAAATTTATTTAAACTTTAAAAACAATTATTATTAATCTGAAACATAATATATAATCTTTCACATTAATATGTATTTATCTTAATAATATTCATCACCATCATTTTCACCATAATCATCATCGTCTGGTATACCGCTCATATTATATTCTTCAGATTCTATTTCTTCTCCAATAGCATCATCTATATCTAAATCAAACGCATATATATCTTTATTCATATCAGTAACTGCACTATTAATACCTAATTTCTTTTCTTTTATGGCTTGTTCTTCTAATTCGTTTCTTTCATCATCATAATTATCTTGTACATATTGATGAACTCCTTTTGTTAAACCCTTTCCCCATTTATCTAGTTTTTGATTTTTCATTATATTTTCTACTTTTCGTTCTTCATCTGTCAAATCTTTTAGATGTTCGGTTATTAAATCTTTTTCTTTTTCTTTAGATCTTAAAATTTTTTCCATTATTGTTTTATAATTATAATTAATTATATTTTTATCAGAATCTTTTTCATTGCCAGATATTATTTCCATAAATGTAAATAATAATTCACATAATTTTGATGGTATCAATATTGATTGTCCAGATGTGCGTTTGCCACCTGATTGTAATAAATCTTCTCCTTCTCCTTCTTCTTCTCCTTCTCCTTCTCCTTCTTCTTCTCCTTCTTCTTCTTCTTCTTCTTCTTCTTCTTCTTCTTCTTCTCTAGAATTAGATTGTAATTGTGATGATTCATCTCCCATTTCGCCTTCTTCTCCTTCTTCTAGTTGTTGTGATAAAGACAATTTGGATTGTTTTTCTTGTTCTTCGTGTATAGGTTTAATAATTGTGTCTATTAATTTATTAATTACTTTTTTCTTTGATCTTAAACTATCTTCTTGCAAACCCATTTTATATTCTAATTCTTTTCTAACACTTTTATTTGTTAATGTATCTAATGATGGGTCTTTCATTATAATTTCCTTTATAATAGGTAATGTAGTTTCCATAAATAAATCAGTACTAGAAGATGATTTTATTGCTTGTTCTACATTTCCAGGAGCAGTTTCATCTTCAATAATTTCATCATCAAGTGTTTTGTCATCTATTTTTGCTTCTTCTATTTCAATAGTTTCTTTTTCTATAGATCTTCTCTCGATATCATCTTCAGCAATTGCGTCAGAAATAGGATCTACTAGAGATTCTGTAATTAATTCATCTGAAATAGTATCAGCAAGAGAATCCGGTTGACTAGTTAATAAGATAATATAACAATCGATAACAGATAAGAAATAGAAATTATATAATAGGTTTATTAAACGATTATCAAAAATAGAATTAATTTCTCTCTCGCTTGTTTTAAATGAAGTAAAAAAAGGAGTATGTTTTGCTAATAATTGAATATTTTTACATTTCTTTTGTATATTAGTTAAGATGTCATTAAAACTATCATCACCATAAAATTTATGTAATTTATGATAGTATTTTTGAATGAATGTTTGTATATCCATATTATGTCTATTGGATAATTTCCAATGTTTTGGAATAGATACATTTGATTTATCTATTTTATTTAAAATTATATTAGGAAATATATCTACTAAATCATTTATACTATTTTTAATAAAATTCATCATCTTATATGTAGTTTCATCTTTACTATTTATATAAATATTATCACCGCTTTCGATAAATTCTGTAATATTTTTGAACCAATTTATTAAATGCTTAAAATTTAATTTTGATAAACTAGAATTTTCTTTTATAAATTTTTCTATTTTTTCTAATAATCTTATATTATACATTGACAAATAATTTTTATAATCTCGTACTGAACTATCATCTTCTGTTGCTTCAAATGAATATCTATCTAATATATCTTTGAAATAGTTTATAAATTCTTTAGGTATAATAGTTTCGGTTTCAGTTAATTCAGTAGATTGTAATAAATCATTTAATACATGTATTGGATTTTGTGGAATTATATTTATGTTTATATGAACTATATTTTTCAAATTAATAATAGATAATAATTTTTGAAATAATTCTTCACTATAATGTATTCCATCCTCTTTTAATTTTTGAATTTGCTCATCAATAGTTAATTTATATGTGTCTCGAGTGCTTAAATTACATGATGCACGCAATTGTTCATTTAATATTAATGAATTATCACTACAGAATATAATAAATGCTCTATAAATTGTATCTTTAGAAAAATGCGAAGTAATTTCGGGATATCTTTGTTTTGTATCTATAGGATCATAATACATAGCTGCTTTGCCTAAAATATTTATGTCATATAATAAATTATATAATTCAATACTGATTGTATTATCTTGCGCTAATGTTCGATCTATATCAATAAAATATTTATGTACATTCGGTGATAATGAATCACAACAAGCATTTTCTAAATATGGTTCCATTGCATTATTCGTTATTAATGGAATTTTCTTATTAATTATTTTCTGTATTTTTTCTTGAATAGACAATCCATATAATATTAGTTTTGTTTTAATACTAAGAATCTGTATTTGTTGATTATACGAACCTGCTTTAATATTTTTTTTTAAATCATTTTTAAATATATCAGAAACATTTGTTAATCCAACAATTTTAAAATTAAATAGTGGAGGATAGAAAGTTTGTAATTTTACAGTATCATATTCTAATAATATTACATCTTCAGTTTCTGTTTGCAAATATTTTCGTTTTTCTTCAAAACGTTTTAATATACTTTTATTATTTAATATGTATTTTTTTATTTTTGCATCCATTTGTGTAATTAATTTCTCTTGATTAATTTTTAAGATTGAATTCCATGGTTTAGATGAGCTTTTTATTTTGTTTGCAATACATGCAATATATGTTAAAGCAGATTTGTTATCATTATGCAATGGATAACCAATAAATGTTCTTATACATCCAGGAAATGTTTTACGAGTTTTTATACTTGGAATACTTACTTGAATAGCAATTAATATAAATACTAATGTTAATATTATGTATGATGTATTAAGATAATCTTCATATGTTGGTATATTTTTTCTTCCTTTCTTTTCAGCCTCCTTAATTTTTTTATTATATGTTTCTTTACTATCTATACTAGTTTTGTGGATAGATATTACATTTTTAATAATGAAATTTTTTTCATCATCTAAATTAATACCAATATTATTTGCCATTGCAGATATTATATTTGATATTATTTTTGATTCTGCGCTTTCAGGTTTTTTTTCTTTACTTTCTTTTTCTTTTCCTTTTTTATCTTCTAAAATTTTATCTCCAGCATCCATTTCCATTACTTCACGCGTTTTTAATTTAAATCCTTCTTCAGTATATCCTTCCTCAGTATCTAAATCTATCTTTTTTATAAAATATCCACTATGTTTATCTATCCATGCTTCTCCATCATCACTTATAGTTCCTTGTTGCGCACATATAATATCTAATTCTAATTGATAATCGCCCTGTGAAATATAAACATTTGCTAAATGACCAATAAATGTGGGTAATAATTTTACATTTGTTTTTTGACAATATAACCAGTATTGATTTTCAAATTCATAAGGTTTTCTTGTAAAATGTAGAATAAATCGTTGTATATCATGTTGTTTTTTTAATTCATCTTTTTGTCCAAGAATCAAATCTTTAACCTCTTCATATGGAGATGTTATTAATGATTGTTCAAATTCTTCGTCTGTTATACTATTAGCTAAATTTCTTTTTAAAATATCATATCTATTCTGTTCTGTTTTTGCATATTTTTTTAAATACTGTATTCTTGATACATTTTCTAATAATAAATTATCAATTTCAGTTCTCATATCATGATCTTTTTTTCCATATGTAGCATCAAATTCTTTTTGTATTTGTTCTAATGTATTTTCTATTATTTTATTTTCTGCAGATTCTAAACTTACACAATTATCATTACTATTAGTAATACATTTTTCTTGTAGATTACATAACAATTTATTATTCATATCTGATGTACTAATATTACCAAATTCTTCAGTTGCATTTGAAGATGAAATCCATTTATCATTCTCTCTAATATAATAATTTGTTAATTCATCTTTACCACCACCAGTAGAGGAAGATGGTGTTCCTCCAGGTGATCCAAATAACTCTTCCATTAGTTCTGATCTAGTTTGTTCGGGTGTAGTTTGTTCCGATGTAGTTTGTTCTGAAGTTGATGCAGATTCAGATGATTCGCTACTTTCAGAACTTGGAGAATCACTTGATTTAGAACTAGATGATTCATTAGATCCATAACTTAATGACTGACTTGATTCGGAAATAGGTGATACATCTATATCTTGGTCTAATATAGCATAATCACCATCAACTACTAGGCGTTTTCCAAGTATAATAGCATTTGCTTCTCTTATTGCATCATTTTCAGTCATATTATTTGTATTAATTAGTTTTTCAACTAAATATTTTTTAAATTCTTCGGGTTCTAATTCTGACAATTTATCTTGATAATCTTTTAATAGTTTATAATTGGTATTATCATAAATTGAATCAAAATAGATGGGTTTTTGTGAGTCGGCTAATAATGAATGTATACTAGTATATTTTTTTGCGATTACTTTACAATTATTGCTAAGACGTTTTTTTTCAAGAATAAGTTGTTCATATTTTTTTACAAAACTATCAACTAACTTAGAAGTTTGTAAATCTAAATCTAGTTTTATTATAGAATTTGTAAATAATTTCCCAGAATCTATTTTAAAAATAATATTTAATATTTCAGAATCAGAATATACTATATTTGGATCGAATCCATATGTATCGAATACTATTGTTTTTAATGATTTATTCATTTCTAATGATTCACTTAATTCAAATAAACGAAATAAATTTGGTACATATGGTGTAGATTTACTTTGTAAATTCAACTTATTAATTTGCTTATTAACCTGTTTATGATTTGCCAAATAAGATTTTTTATAACTTGTTATATTTTCTTCAACAATATCATTTATTTTAGAGTATAATTCATATGTTATATCATTTTGTTGTATTTTTAATATATCTAAAAATTTAATAATTGAATGTATAGAATAATTATTTTTCAAAATATTATTAAATAAATTTAATATATCATCATTGGTTGGTATAATATTATCTAAATATGTATGATATTTATCTTGATCATCCCATAAATCTTCACTTAATTTAAATTCTGTAATAATATTAGATTGTATTCCTTTAATAAATTCTTTTGTATAATTTCCATCTTGTGATAAATTATCTACTATTATGGATCGTAATTTTTTATTATTATTAAATATTTTCCAATAATCTAAATCCACATTATTTAATTCTATTTGATTTAATATATTTGTTGTTGGTAAATTAATTTGTGAATATAATAATAATTGTAATGGAAGTATTATAAATGATATAATATTAATTGTATCATTCGGTGCTATATTCGTTATTTTATTATCTTTTAAATATGTTAAATTCTTTATATAAGTATCAAAATAATATTGTTTTCTGTTAATTTGTCCTTTTGTATTATCAGCAACTGTAGAATATAAATCACCTAAATTATTTGTCATAGTTAATATATTATCTTTAACAACCTGATTAGTTATAGCATGTTCTGGATATTGAGAATCTGTAAATGGTGTATAAAATTCATTTAGTGATTTAAATAAATAAAGATATTTATTCTCTTCTAAAACATTACTATTTTTATATGTATCAATAATATTTGCTTCTTTTTCTAATGATTTTACCAAATTTATATTATCTATATCATTTATTTCAGCAATAATCTCAATTTCATTGTCTATATCATACAATTTTTTTTTATTTTGTGATACGGGCATTAACCAAGCAAATTTTTCATTTAAATTTAATATATTTTCTATTATTGGTTTAAAAGATTTATCGATTATATCAGGTTTATTAGGATTACCATTTGCATCAAATTTTGAAAACATACTTCTTAATTGAAGATATCGTTCAATTAATTTATGAATTTTATTTAATACATCTGGGGTTCTCTTATAATTTGGTATATCTGCTAATAATTCATCTAATAAATCATTAGTTTGTTTATTTATACTATATCTCATTTCACTTTCATCAACATCAACATATTGTATAAGATCATCTAATTTCTCACCCATAATAAGTTGATCAGCATCTAATATTATTTCATTTAAATAAGCAGGTGTTATTTCTACGGTGGCATTGTCTATTACTTGTTCTGATTCTTGCATATATAAAGGAGCAACTGGTTCAGATTGTAATTCAGATAGTTCTTTTATTTCTTTTTGTTTACTAGGAGAATCTCTAATAACAATTTTTTCAATTGGAATGGATTCTGGTATGCCTTTATATTCAAAATCAATATAAATAGTTTCATTATTTGGATAAGTTTTTATCTCAATCATATCTTCTTCTAAATTAGTAATTTCTCCAGTTAAAATAAATGGTACAACTGAATTAAAATAAATATTAATCCATGTACCTGGAAGCAAGTCATTTTGTCTAGCATATCCAGAATCATCTGACCTACTCAATAAATCTATACTATCAATAGTATTGTCTTCTAATTGTCCATCAATTAGTCGTAAAGTTGATAACTCATTATTGTCAATATTTACTAATATTATCTTATTAATATCAATATATTTTACATAAAGTTGCTTATTATCATATAGTAGATTTTCTGGGGCATTAAAATTTAATATATCGCCTAATTGTATATTTATATTATTTTTGGGTGAATCTTCCATTACCTTATATTTATAGTAGAAATTATTATGATTAACGAAATCATATTAAAGATATTATTATTATAAATATAAATATTATGTCTTATGAATATGACCTATCATCATTAAAAGATGAAGAATTTATTAAAAAGTATAAATTAATTGAAAAAGTTTGGATAAAAAATGATAAAAAATATAATATTATTAAATACGATAAAAATTATATATCACATGATCTGGTAGATATGTTAAAAATATTTAGATCAATAATTATTTCTGATAATAAAATAAATGTATTTTCGCCTCCCAAATCATTAAATATTATTCCATTTATGAATTTATATTTAGAAAAAGATTGTATTGCGGAGGAATATATTGAAGGTACAATGATAAATTTATTTTATGATAAAAATATTAATAAATGGGAAATTGCTACTAAAAGTAGTGTTGGTGGCAATATAACATATTTTAAAGATCAAGATATATTTTCTAAATTATTTTATGATATATGTGATGAATTAAAAATAGATTTTGAATTATTTTCTAAAGATTATTGTTATTCTTTTGTAATGCAACATCCTAAAAATAAATTTATTTTACAAATTTATGAAAAAAGATTATATTTAATTGCGTGTTATAAAATAGATGATTATAAAGTAAATATTGTACCAAGAGAACAATGCACATTACCAAAAAATATATCTTTTCCACAAAGATATGATATGTTATCATATACTGATTTATATAATTTATACGGTTCGATGAATACAGGAGCGAATATATTAGGAGTAATGATTTATAATAAAAATGGTGATAGAACTAAAATACATAATCCGAATTATGAAAATATTAAATATTTACGAGGTAATAATACTAAATTACAATTTCAATATTTATCATTAAGAAGAGCTGGATTAGTTAAATATAATTTACAATATTTTCCCGAAAATAGAAAATCATTTTTAGTATTTAAAAATCAAATTCATGGATTTACAAATACATTGTATGAAAATTATATTAGATGCTATATAAAAAAATCGCAACCATTAATACAATTTCCTAAACAATTTCGTATTCATATGTACGAGTTGCATAAATATTATTTATCAGTTAGAGAAACCGGTGGTTATATAAATAAAAATATAGTTATACAATATATTAATACTTTAGACCCGTCTAAATTGATGTATTCATTAAATTATCATATGCGTAAATTTGCAAAAACAATAATTGAACCAGAAATAGAAAATTCCAGTTATACCTCAATGGAAACTTAATTTAATTATAACTGTAGAATTTAAACCATTTTGTTGAATTATAATTTTATTTTTATTATTTATAATAATAAAAATACAAATATAATAATTATATGTTAAATGATTCTAATAATTTTTTATAAATACTAATTGCGATATTAGTAGAATTATATATATATTCCACAATAGTAGATTTTTCAGAAGGAGCATTAAATCCTAATCTTATTATACTAATATTAATATGTGGATGGGGTTTTTGAAAGGCACAAAAACTAAGAGTTTTTTGATCTAGATAATATGTTTTATATAATATATATTCTAATACTTTACCGATTGTATAATCTTCATTTTCTAATATTATATCAAAACAATTCGGCAATGTAGAATCACTATTTATAATTAATTTATTTTCATTCGAATATAATTCTTGTATAGTTGCTAATCGATTTATAATATTACTAATTGCTGTATTTACAATATACATATTAGTAAATACTCCAATTGTTTGTATTTTAAAATCAAATGAATCCGGTATAAATATGCGTTTTGCATCTAAATTTACCCAATCTAATAAATGATGTTCTACATCAGTCGATTCTGAATATTTTAATTCTAATTCTTTCATTTTTTTAGATTTTTCATCTTCAATTGCATATATATCTGGAGTGGAACGATATGTACATGTAGATGCTACATTAAATGAACCATTATCTTTTGCTGTACTAATACTAAATAAACATGAAAATTTCAAATGTTCTCCTGGAAGAGTATCCGAAATTTGTGGTCTTAATCTACAAAAATCGATGTACATTTTTGTAATATTATTTGGTGGAAAAATTCTTGTGGTAGTTGCTTTATCAAGAAATTTATCTGTTTTTAAATTTCTAATTTTAAAATCTTCAGTTGTTACATACATTATTGTATCAGACTTATTTTGTATATCAACTTCTAATTTTAAATCTTGAATTGGCATATCTATATCTGATATATGAATTGGTATACATGATAAACGTTGTTTTAAAATCTCATTATTTAAGCGACTTGTATTAATTGTAAATTCTGCATCATTTTTTTCATAGGGAAATGTTTTAAATATAATAGTTGGAATATCAGATAATATTACTCTTCTTATTGCATTCGCAAAACTAACATTAATATTATTTATAGTAAAGTTGAATATATTATTTTCTTCTGAGATATCTAATACTTGAGGTTCCATTATGATATTTATAGATAATAAATTATTTAATTATTAAATCAATTTTATAATTAAATTATAAAAAAATTAGTTTAAAATAATTAATCATTATAATTATTATTATAAATGAGTTATATATTCTATTATAGCAATATTTGTACAAATTGTTCTAATATATTACCTAAATTATCGCAATCTCAGATTAAAAATGATATACATTTTATATGTATTGATAATCGAATAAAAAAGCAAGATGGAACTACATATATTATTTTATCGAATCAAAAAGAAATTATACTGCCACCTACGATTAATAAAGTTCCTGCATTATTATTATTAAATCGTGGTAATCAAGTTATTTATGGCCCAACAAATATTATGGAATATTTACAACCAAAACAAACAAATGTTCTTGAAAAAATTAATAATTATGAACCAGATTCATTTAATTTTGGAGATATACATAGTTCAGGTGTAATATCTGATAATTATAGTTTTTTGGATCAAACTATAGAATCAATGTCTGCAAAAGGCGATGGTGGATTAAGACAATTAAGAAATAATTGTACTTTAGAATATCTTGATAAAATAGAAACTCCTCCAGATAATTATACACCAAATAAAGTTAGTAATGTATCAATGGAAAAGCTACAACAAGAAAGAGATAATTCTATGTAATTTATAAAATAAATATATTTATATTAAATTTTAATTAAAAATAAATATAAAGAAGTTTTATTTTATAAATTATATGAATAAATCTGATATATTAAATGCATATAATAATCATATTGTAGAATTTTTTCAAGATATTATAAAAATATTTCCAGATAATATTGATATTCAATTAGCTAAAACATCACTTAGTACTGTAAGAAAAGTTAATCCAAAATTAATAATTCGTATATGGAAAGACTATATTTATGATAAATATAATACAGAAATTGCAAATGGTAATATAAATTTTTTTATAGAAAAAGATTATACCGACGATTTAAAATATACTGAAAATACTTCTAGTATTCTTGAAAAAATAGCTACATTACGAAAACCGATCAAAGAAATGAGAAAAGAAGATCTAGATAAATCAATACAATATATGCAAAATTTATGTAAATTATGTAATATGTATTATTTATAATTATATAATAGTTATTTAAATATAATATATTTAATATTAAATATATTATGTCAGAAAAACTGAATAAAATATGTCTCGATTTTATTAATGATTTAATTCGAACTTTTCCTGATAAAATAACACCAGATAACAATGCATATTTATATGAATTTATAAAAAATAATAGTTGCGTAGAAGATAAAGAAAATAATTTTGTATATATTGAAGATAATGAAGATAATAAAGATAATGAAGATAATGAAGATAATAAAGATAAACATGAAATCAAAGATAATTTATCTATTAAATTTATTAATGCGCATGGTGATTGTATAGAATTTTCTAATATATATGAATATTGTAAAGAAATATATCCAAAACATTTTTTTAATATACTTTATCAAAAAGAAGAAATATTTATTGAAGAAGACAAATTAGAGTTTTTACCAAATGTAAATTTTGTAGAATTATGGAAAGAAGATATAACAGATAACACAAAAGCTATTATTTGGAAGTATTTACAATTAATATTATTTTGTGTTATTAATGATTTGGAATCAAATGAATCATTTGGTGATACTGCAAAATTATTTGAAGCAATTAATCAAGATGATTTTAAAAATAAAATAGAAGAAACTATCAGTCAGATGGAAAATATATTTAATAATCAATATGACCCACATGAAAATGATGATAATAAAAATGATGATAATGATAATGATAATGATAATGATAATGATAATGATAATGATAATTCCAATTGTAATACTGGAAATAATGATAAGAGACATCATACTAATATTCCTAATGCTGAAGAATTACATTCACATATAAATAAAATGATGGATGGTAAATTAGGTCGTCTAGCAAAAGAAATTGCAGAAGAAACAGCTAAGGATTTAGATATAAATATAGAAAATGTAGAATCTGTTGATGATGTATTTAAACAATTATTTAAAAATCCTGGTAAATTAATGAATTTAGTTAAAAATGTTGGATCAAAACTAGATAATAAATTACAGTCTGGTAATATCAAAGAATCTGAATTACTTGAGGAAGCATCGGAATTAGTTAATACAATGAAAAATATGCCTGGTATGAATAATATTGAAAGTATGTTGTCAAAAATGGGATTACCTGGTATGGGAAATGGTGGAAAAGTAGATATGGGTGCATTTAGTAAAAAAATGGAACAAAATATACGTGCATCTAAAATGAGAGAAAGAATGCGAACTAAACTAGATAATAATAATAATACAAAACAAATGAATTCAACTAAAGAAAATCCTACTGAAGATAATTCTAACGAAAAAAATACATCAAATATTGATGATTTATTAAAAGATATGAATCTTGATAAAATGAAAGAATATATTTTTTCTACAGGAGATGATGTAGAAAGAAGTACAAAACAATGTAATAAAAAAAAGAAAAAAAAACCAAAAGGTAAGAAAAAATAATTGAAATATATTTATTATTGAATTCTTATATATAAATAAAATAATTGAGAATATATATAAATGTTAAATATTATTTGGTTAAATGATCCAACTATTTTATTAAAACAAGATAATATTAGTGAATTATGGCCAACTGATAAAATGACCACCGAAGAAAAAATAAATGCTATTACACGATTAGTGATATTATTAACTGTTTTAGGATATTTATTAACATTATCATTTAAAATCGTTTATATTGGTGCAATTACTTTAATAAGTATAATTGTATTATATTTAATACAAACGAATGTTAATTCTAAGAAAACTGCAAAAAATACTATTCGTGAAGCATTTTCTAATAATTTATCAAAACAATATCAAGAAAATAATAATAATTTTGCAAAACCTAATTCTAAAAATCCTTTAATGAATGTTTTAGTTCCTGAAATTTTATATGATCCAAAAAGAAAAGAAGCTGCTCCAGCATTTAATTCAGATGTTGAAAAAACTATAAATAAATCTGTTAAAGAATTTATAGAAAAACCCTTTAATGATAAAAATATTAATAAAAAACTTTTTGATAATGTTGGCGATGAAATGATGTTTAATCGTTCTATGCTACCATGGAATTCTATGCCAAATACACAAATTCCTAGTGATTTTAATGCATATAAAGAATTTGTTTATGGTAATATGATATCTGGCAAAGAAGGACACCCTCAAGCTTTAGAAAGACATAGTAGTAGTTCACATAATTATATAAATCCTTAAGACCCTTAAAATGTTATTATATTTTATTATATTTTATTATATTTTATTATAATATAATGGAAAATTCTCCCAAAGAATTGCAAAATCTAAAAGACACAATGTTAGATTCATCAGATGATATTGTTGATCACTTAACAGATATGCATCAAAGCATATATAATGAACATGTCCATCCTCGAGTTTCAAAGTTGATTGGAGAAAATGGTGCAAACGGACTACGTTCGATATATCATACTGGACAAAAAGTAGCCGAGCCAATCGCAAAAATAGCATTAAAACAAATGATAACAAAAAAGTTTAACTCACCTATACAAAATGGTAGTGGAAGACACAAATCTCATAAAGACAAATCTCATAAAGACAAATCTCATAAAGACAAATCTCATAAACGCAAATCTGATAAACGCAAATCTCATAAACGCAAATCTGATAAACGCAAATCTCATAAACGCAAATCTCATAAACATAAAAAAAATTAAATTGATAAATTATAATTTATAAAAATATTATATTAAATAATTATATTAAATAATTATATATATAATGTTTTCAAATACTCAACCATTTAATAATATCTCTCGTATTGGAAATGATGAATGTGATATGACAAATAAAAATAAACAAAATAATCGGTCAAGTGAATATGTTCTAGAAAATTATACTGTTTATTCACCATTAAATAATAGTATTAATTTAGCAACAAATCAACCTAATGTATTTTTTCAAGGTAGTCCAAGTGGTGGAATAAATTCTAATAGTATTGATGAAAATACTGCTCTAAAATTCTCACAGTTAGCACGAACACCCGAAAAAGCTACTTATCAAGAGAGATTATTTTCTACAGTTCCCTATTTAGGAAAAGGTCCATCTAATATTAATGTTGAATGTGATTTAACCAATGCCAATTTAAATAGCAATAGAAAAACAGCAGATCCAAATAGTGAAGTTGATCATACAAATTTAATATATTATCCTTTATTACCATCATTAGAATCTACTATTAGTAATCCGGCAAATTTAGTAGAAAGCGTTGCTGCAGATGGATGGGTTAGAGGAGGTATACCTTCTAGAATTTTAAATCGTGAGTAAATATTTAATATTATAATATATTTGTAATAATTTTATGTTGAAATATATTATAGATGAGAGAAGGCCCTTTAGAAATGGTTTTTCATGGTGCTTTAGTTGCAGCAATTGCATATTTATTAATGGTTTTTCTTTTAAAAGAACCACACATTAAAGCTTTAAATAGATCGGTTTTACTTGGCTTATTTGTTGCCGCATATATGATTATATTCGGACATAAATTACCAACAAAACTTAATCCAAATTTATTATAAGAAATATCTATAATATTAGTATTAATATTATATTAATATTAAATTAAAAAATATTAGATAGCAATTCATATAATATTATATATAATATGAATTCTCCTTGTAATGATATATCTTATATATCTGATATATCTATAAATTATATAGCAGATTTTGTTTGTACATATAATTTAATAGATAATTTGTCGGAATCGAATGCACTATATCAAATTCAAATTTTGCAAGCATTTAATTTAAATATTTTTGATGATAAAATTATTAATAAAACAACGGAACAATTATATGAAAAATATAAAAATAATACTTATATAGAACAAATTATTGCATCAACGAATAAAGGTATTATTGATGATAATCTTACATTATTCCTCATGTGTTTTGGATATAAGACTTTTTATTTATTTCATTCTATATTATGTTCTATTATTAATGAAAGCGAGATTAATAAAGATAAATTTAATGCTCTTATTGATTATAATTTTATTTAATAATTTTTTATCTAGTAATAAATTTATTTATTTTTTTATTATATAAAAAAACAAAGAATAAAACATAAAAACTAACTAGAAAAGATAAAACTATGTGTAAAAAATTTAAATTTAATGCAAAATATAATATATTATATAATATAATATATTATAATGACATCAACAAGAGATAAAAATAGCAGTGGTAATTATTGTCTTGAACAAAGAGCTTTAGAAAATATTAGAAACAATTTAGCATACATAAATGCGCCAAATGGTCATGCTGCAAATCCAGCTTTACCAGTATCATATTTAGGTGGGTATATGCCACCAGATAATTTATCTTATAATCCAACTGATATTGAATCGGTATTATTTGGCGTCGGATCAACTAATTTAGTAACTCAAAAAGCAGATGTGCTACCTTTATTAAAGACTTTACCTGAAGTATCATTTTTTGAAAGAGAACAAGTTATTATGCCAAAAAAGGTTTATCAAGATAATACGCAGCGTCCACAAATATAATATATATAAATATTTATTATTATTTTATAATATTAAATATTTATATATATTAATATTTATGGCATTTACACGAGCATACGATGATAAAGAGAGAATAAATCAATATTTAGATCAAGATGTTAATATGAATAAATATATGTTAAATGTACCAGGTAATGGTACAAAACCATATTATATAGAAGATCCACATATTAGATTACAAAAATTTGGTGCAAATTTATCTCAAAATGTAACGAATGTTAATAGTGCTTTAAAAGGAATAGATCGACAATTAGATAGAGATTGTATTACAAAAAGAGATGCAAATGAAGAATTATTAAATAATAATTATTCTGAAATTAGTTTTCCAACAAATGCCGAAATTATAACTAATGAATCGCGAACAGTTATGCCAGCATGGCAATTAAGGGATTTAGAACAAAATAATTCCAATCATTTATATCATAATCCACAAGCACATACAGAATTACAATTTGAAAATAATATTAGTTCAAGAATTGTAGAAAAAGATAATTATGATTCTTGTAAAAATATGGCACTTAGCCATCATATTTAACTTTAGAACAAATTATTAAGAAGTAAAATTTATTTTTAGAATTCAAAATTAAATAATTTGAATTCTAAAAGGGACAAGTCTATTTAATTTATTATTATAGTTTATATATAATGGCAGAATTAGCAATACCTTTAATTGGACTAGGCTTTTTATATGTTATTTCAAATAAAGACAATAAAGACAATAAAGAAAATTATACGAATATGGGCAAACCAGCTAATCAATCACAAATGCCTCTGGTAAATGTTCCTACTAAAAATTTTCCTGTAGAAAGTAAAACAATTGATCCAAATAATACAAATTATACAAGACAATATCTTAATCCAAATCAAACAACTGATAAATTTTTTAATAATAAGACATCAACTTTACAAGAACAAAATTATCAACAAACCAATTCTTTTAGTAGAAATAATTCAAAACCAGATTCAAAAAACAATTTTGAAAGTCTTTCAGGTAATTCATTTAATAAATCTGATTTTAAGCATAATAATATGGTTCCATTTTTTGGATCTAAAGTAAAGGGTCCATCAGTTGATTCTATACATTCCCAAAGTATTTTAGACAATCATCAAGGAGCTGGACACCATAGTATAAAAAAAGTTGAACAAGCACCGCTTTTTAAACCGCACGATAATGTACAATTTACACATGGTGTTCCGAATAGTAGTGATTTTATACAATCTAGACAATTACCCAGTACCAAAATTTCTAATGTACTACCTTGGAAACAGGAACAAGTTGGTCCAGGATTAGGTTTAGGATCTACAACCGAAGGTATGGGAGGATTTAACTCTGGAATGTTGGATCGAGATGCATGGGCTCCACCAACAGTTGATCAATTACGTGTAAAAACAAATCCTAAAGAAACATATGGATTATATGGACACGAAGGACCATTAAACTCTAAAGTACAAAATTCTGGAATTCAAGGAACTGTAGAGAAAAATCGTCCAACCAAAGATTTTGAAATTGGTCCACAACGATGGTTTACTACCACTGGAGCATCTGTTGGTCAATCATCTATTCCAGAACATATTATTCCTGATGGAAATAGAAATTCTACTTCTAATCAATATTTTGGGGTTAGTGCAAATGATGGTAATTCTAAAGGAACATATACAACTTCTTATCATGAACAATCTAGTAGACCAGAATTATGTGCAACAGATATAAATCCTGCATCAGCGGTAGGACAAGGATCAGCAAATAATTATGATTATGGTAGAAAAGGATATAATATATTAAATAATAATAGACATGTAAATTGTCAAGAAAATACTGGCTCTATTGGAGGTATTAATGGTGCATTTAAGGCAATGGTTGCTCCAATCGTTGATGCTCTGCGTCCTTCCAGAAAAGAAAATGTAATATATAATGCAAATTCGACTGGTAATGTTGCTGCATTAGTTCCAAATTTACCGATTACAAATCCGGATAATACGGTTAAAACTACTATTAAAGAAACTACAAGTGATAAGATTGGATTAAATTATTTAAATGTTTCACACATATCTGTACCGGAAGGCGGTTATCAATCAACCGAAGTACAAGTAAAGGAACAAGAGAGAAATAAATGCGATTCTTCTAGTATGGGGTTTGTTGGAGGTCCATCTACATATGAAGCACAAATGAGCATTGGTGCTTGGGAAAATCAACATAATAATGTAAATAAAACTTATGAAAATTGGCCCATGCAAGGTAATATGTCTATGCTTAATAATAATACTAATCTTGATATTGGAAAAAAAGATACTGATCGGGTTAATAATAGATTACAAAGCCAAGATTTAATAATACCAAATCATGATCAAATGGTTAATAGTATTCCATCATTAGATTCATATGGAAAAATTAACTTGCCTCAACAATATAGTCAAGAAGTTAATGCTGAACGCATTAATCCAGATATGCTGTCTGCATTTAAAAATAATCCATATGCTCAGAGTGTTACAAATTTTTAAAACAATATTTTTCATATTAAGGGGTTTAAGGGGATATCCTCTTATTACTTTAATATGAAAGAAAAATTAGATATTCATAAAAATATTATAGAAAAATTAGATTATTTTTTACAAGAACAAAAAATACCAAATATAATATTTCATGGTCCGAGTGGATCAGGAAAACGTAGTTTAGTATATTCATTTATAGATAAAATTTATGATAATAATATTTTAAAAAATAAGTATGTTATGTTTGTTAATTGTGCGCATTGTAAAGGAATAAAATATATAAGAGAAGATCTTAAGTTTTTTGCAAAAACTAATATAAATTATAATGGTAATTTTTTTAAAACAATTATTTTATCAAATGCAGATAAATTAACTATAGATGCACAATCTGCTTTACGCCGATGTATTGAATTATTTAGTCATACAACACGTTTTATTATAATAATTGAAGATAAATATAAATTATTAAAACCTATATTATCTAGATTTAGTGAAATATATGTACCACATCCTTATATTAATAAATGTTATAATAATTTATATCAATATAATTTAGAATTAATAGAAAATAATTCTATTACAATAAAATATCTTAAAAAAAACTTAATTAATATTGATACACCAATTAAAATAGTTTCACTATCTGCAAAATTATATAATAAAGGTATTTCTGGTTTAGATTTAATTAATTATATTGATACTACATATAAAAATAATATTGATAAATATGAATTACTTATTAGTATTCAAAAAGTTAAAAAAGAGTTAAGAAATGAAGAATTATTTATTTTATTTATTTTAAATTCCATGTTTTTTCGTTCCGAATCATATTTAGAAAATATATTATCTATGTAAATGGATGATTATTCTATCAGTAGTTTAACAGATTCAAAAAATGAATGGTGTGCTAGATTAGTTAGTATATTAACAAATACAATTATTCAAGGGATAAAATCTATTTTTAATGAAGCAAATAAATTATGTATAGAAAATAATGAAAATAATAAATACTTAATGACATTTCAAAATTTATTAAGTCAAATACCTAACTGGAATCCTAGTACGATTGAACAAGAACGTAAACGTATAGAACAAGTTAGTGGATGTAATTATTTAGAAGAATTAATTACATGTGTACATATAATTCAATTAAAAGCACTAACATGTATTAGAGTTGGGCAGAAACAAAAAAAAATAGATATTGATATTCCCTCACTTGATAAGTTTATTCATCAAGTTTATATAAATACCGCTCGTAAATTATATACTAATATATATCTTTTTGAAAAAGATATAATGCCATTACAAGTTCAGAGAAATAATAGAGAATTAGAAACTCTAATTAAAGAAGCTATTTTAATTGCGATTAGAGAAAATATTCCTGTTGAAAGAATATTACATGCTTATATGGATGAAACTGAAGAGGAAGAAGTTATAGAAAAACATAAAGCAAATGAAACTGATATATCTAATAATAATTTATCTACTAATCAGAAATTATCATCGAATACTCATACATCAAATAATTTAAAAGAAACTGTTGAGCCAGAATTATCAATTGATGAAAAATTAGATATAGTAGCTGATAATATATCAAAAAATAATACTGAAAATGATACTGAAATTGATATTGAAAATAATATTGAAAATAATATTGAAAATAATACTGAAAATAATAATGTTATTTTTTCAAATCAAGATTTCATTGTGGAATCAAGTGGAGCCGAACATTTTGTGAAAGCACCGAAAGATTTAGAAACTTTAGAAAAAATTGCT